CCGCTCTGAGCAATGAGCTCGTCCCGCTGGACAACCGCGTCCTGTTCATCAGCGAGACCGACTTCGTCAACTGCCAGCTCGCCTCCGTGGTCATCGGCGGCGCTCAGCTGAACGAGGAAGCCGTGAAACGCGGCTACCGCGGCACCATCGACGGCATCAAGATCCAGACCGTGCCGTCCGCCTACATGCCGCAGAACGTGGGCTTCATCCTGAAGTACAAGAACGCGACCGTGGACCCCGTCAAGCTGAAGAGCCTGCGCGTCCACAAGGATCCCCCGGGCATCGACGGCGATCTGCTCGAGGGCCGCATCCTGTACGACGCCTTCGTCCTCGACGCGATGTGCAAGGGCGTCTACGTCTGGAAGACTGCCTGAGTCTGGCGACAGGGGGAGTGGGACTACCCGCTCCCCCGTTTTTTGAAGGAGAACCGATATGACGAACGCCCAGCAGATCTATGAGATGGCGATCGCGCTGATGGACAGCCTGAGCGACACCGGCGCGGCCGATGTCACCGACAACAACGAGTACAAGAACCGGACGCTCGCGATCCTGAACATCCTGCGCGGGGAGCTTTATCCATACAGCGACACCTATGAGAGAGACGACGAGGGCAGGCCGATCGCGGCGCTGATCCGCTCCTTCGACAAGCCTATCGACCTCGACGACCACATCTGCCAGACGGTGATGCCCTACGGGCTCGCGGCGCATCTGCTGCTGGCGGAGGACCCGGCGGCGGCGAACTTCTTCCAGCAGCGCTACGACGAGCTGAAGCTGCGTCTGGCGCAGGGGCTGCCGACGGTGAGCGAGGACATCGTGGACGTTTACGGAAGCGCCTACGACCACAACGACTTCGGCCAGTGGGGCTAAGGAGCTGAGAGGCGATGGCAAGGATCACGGGCGCTGCTGACGAGCGCATTTATACGATACAGCGCTGGCTGGGTCTCCACGAGAACCCGGACGGCGACACGAAGCTGAAGCTCGGCGAGGCCGCTGAGATGCGGAACTTCCGGGTGACCCGCGACGGGAACCTCCAGAAGCGCCCGGGGACGAAGGCCGTGCTCGCGGTGAGCGAGGGCGACGAGATCGAGGCCGTGTGGGCCGGGAACGTCTCCGGCACGGAGCACGTCTGCGCCGTCTGCGCGGGGCAGCTCTGGGACGTGGACCTCGAGGGGGAGACGGCGACGGCCGTCGGGAGCCTCGGCACTACGGACCGGCCCTGCCTGTTCGGCTTCGCGGACAGGCTCTACATCCTCACCGGGAGCGCCTACTACCGCTGGGACGGCACGACGCTCGCGGAGGTGGATGGCTACATCCCGCTCGTCGCGGTGGCGGTGACGCCGTCGGGCGGTGGAGAGCTTCTCGAACAGGTGAACAAGCTCACGCCGAAGCGGAAATGCTGGCTCTCCCCGGACGGTGAGGCTGTCACGTTCCAGCTCCCGGAGAAGGGCATCCGCTCCGTGGACAGCGTGACGCTGACCTCCGACGGCAGCGCGGTGACAGGCTGGACGGCGGACGAGGCGGCGGGGACCGTGACCTTCGGGTCGGCTCCGACCGCGGGGACCAGCACGCTGGAGGTCGCGTGGACGGCGAGCGCCGACGACAGAGGCCGGGTGCTGGGGATGCACTTCGCGGAGTTCTACAACGGAAGCCAGGACACGAGGGTGTTCCTCTACGGAGACGGCAGCAGCGACGCGCTGTACTCGGATATCGACAACCTCGGTCAGGCGAACGCGGAGTACTTCCCGGACCTGAACGTGGTGAGGATCGGCGTGGAGAACACCCCCATCACGGCGCTCATCCGGCACTACGGCAGGCTGCTCGCCTTCAAGAGCGACTGCGCCTACAGCGTGGACTACGGCAGCATCACGCTCGCGGACGGCAACCAGACGGCGGCCTTCTATGTGACCCCGATCAACCGCTCCATCGGCTGCGAGGCCCCGGGGCAGGCCCAGCTCATGCTCAATAACCCCGTGACGCTCTTCGGGCAGGATCTCTATGAGTGGCGCTCGGCGAGCTTCGGGAACCTGACGCGGGACGAGCGGCAGGCCCGCCGGATCTCCGACAGGATCTACGCCACGCTCCACGGCTTCGACACGAAGCAGTGCGTCTGCTACGACAACAACTACGAGCAGGAGCTGTATATCTGCGACCCGGGGGGCACGAGCCTCGTGCTGAACTACGCCGCGGACGCGTGGACGACCTACACGGACTTCACCATGCACCGGCCCTTCAGCTGGCGAAACCGGCTCTTCTACGGCGGCACGGACGGGCGGATCTACGAGGTGTCCTACCGCTACCGCTTCGACGAGGTCTTCACGGACGGCGTCGCGGCGCAGCGGCCCATAGACTGCTACTGGGAGAGCGGGGCGATGAGCTTCGGGCGGGACTACCAGCGGAAGAACAGCGCGATGCTGTGGCTCGGCTTCAAGCCGGAGGCGAAGAGCCAGATCGACGTGTCGATCCTGACGGACCGGGACAGCGGCTACAACCTCGCGAAGAAGAACCCGAAGAGCCTGAGCTACCAGCTCTTCGACTTTGAGCATATAGACTTCGCGGACTTTGACTTCGCCACCTCGGACAAGCCCCAGCTCCGGCGGCTGAAGCTGAAGGCGAAGAAGTTCGTGTACTATAAGCTGATCCTGAAGACCAAGACCAACAATTCGAGCGTGACCGTGACGGCGGCGGACATCCGGGTGCGGTTCATGGGCTACGCGAAGGGGTGAGAGAATGGCACTGCCACAGATGACGACGGAGATCTCCGTCATTCAGGGGCTCCCTGACCGCCCGAACGACGCCGGATACACGGCTGAAGAGCTGAAGGCTCTGTTCGATCAGGCCGGGGAGGCCATCAAGGCGTATCTGAACGAGACGCTGCTCCCGGCGCTGGAAAGCGGCGGCGCGGGGAACATCGGCATCGAGACGATCGAAGGGCTCACGGCGGCGACCGTGCAGGAGGCGCTGGCCGCGCTGAAGACGGCGGTGGACGGCGCGACCACCGGCACCATCCCGGACGGCAGCCTCACGACCGCGAAGTACGGAGCGAAGAGCGTGACGGCCTCGAAGATCGCGGACGGGACCATCACCAGCACGCAGCTCGGCAGCGGCTGCGTGAACGCGGCGAAGCTGGGGAGCAGCGCCGTGGAGACCGGCAAGCTGAAGAACGGCGCGGTGACGGAGCCGAAGCTGGCCTCGGCAGCCGTGACGGAGCCGAAGCTCGGCACCGGCGCGGTCACCGCCGCGAAGCTCGGCCCGGGCGCGGTGATCACGGAGAAGCTCGCGGACGGGGCGGTGACCCCGGCGAAGACCAGCGGCATCCAGCCGGAGCACACGGCGCTCACGGTGACGGTCCCCGCCATCGCGGCGGGCGGCAGCGTGACGGTGACGGTGACCGGCGTCACGGCCTCGAACACCGTGCTGGTCACCCCCGAGCCGGGGAGCTTCCTCGCGTGGCGCAACAGCGGCGTCTTCTGCTCCGCGCAGGGCGCGGGGACGCTGACCTTCTACGCGGAGGGCGACGCGGCGCAGAGCGAGGCGAACGTCGTCATCCTGAACTGAGGAGGGGAGCGTATGATCCTCAACCTCGGCGGGCTCGGGAAGAGCAGACGGCATATGCCGCCGGTGTTCTATCTGCCGGAGGGGACGGACTTCCTCTACGCGCAGCAGGAGCGGCCTGACGGCGTCGTGGACTGGGAGCTCGCGATCCTCTCGGGGAGCAGCGTGACCTTCCTGCGCGTCCCGGCGGTGGACGTCTTCCTCTGCGGAGGGGGCGCTGCCGGAGCGTGGGGCAGCGGAGACGCTGCCGGAGGCGGCGGGGGCCGCGGCGGGGAGCCCGTGACATGGACGAATGTCAGGCTCACGGAGAACGCGGCCTACGGCATCACCATCGGCGGGAGCGGAGCGGCCACGGAGGCCTTCGGGGCCGTCGCCCGGTCGGGGCGCGGCGCTGGGGGCGGCTTCGGGGCCTATGTGCAGGGCACGGCGCAGCTCCAGTCGGCGACCGTCGGCGGAGACGGCTACCTCGCCTTTGTCAACAGCGGCCACGAGGACTGCACGCTCCTCACGGCCCTCGCCGGACGGCGCTACGGGGCCGGAGGCGGCGGGGGCGCCTGCCGCAGCAGCGGCGGGGTATCCTCGCAGGGCGACCACACGGACGGCGGCGGCAGCGGCGGCGGCGCGGGAGGCTCGGACGCCTCCAGCGGCACCGGGCGGCACGGGGCGAACGGCCTCGCGAACACCGGCGGAGGCGGCGGAGGGGCCGCCATGGACGGACTCACAGGGACCACCGGCACGCCCGGAGCGGGCGGCAGCGGGATCCTTATCATCCGCAATGCGCGGTAAGGAGACAGAGCTATGATCAGAGTGAATGTAAGCCTCGCGGACGCGACGGTGACCCAGACCGAGACCCTGACCGCGGGGCGCGTGGGGCTGGAGTGCGGCTTCACGTTTTCCAGCGAGTGGGACGGACTCGC